CGCGTATAGCCGACTTCTTCGACGTTTCCACCGATTTCGTGCTCGGCCGTGAGCCTTTGGAGGTGGCGTGATGGCCGGCGTCGAGCGTGTGAGTGCTCATGTGAGTCGTCTGAGCCATTGCCCTGATGTGTTTTTCGTTGAGTTCTCTCGTGCCGGTTCTGTGGGGAACCTCGTTGTTCCTCTGGATCGTTCCGAGGCCGAAGCGTTGCGCAACGAGCTTGGCGAAGCGCTGTCGGGCCGGATTACGGAGGCCCCGGATGTTAGTTGATGGTTTTAATGATCTCCACGGGTTCAGGGCATCCGTCCCAGACGATGGTGAATTTGATGGGGTAATGGGCTTTGCCGTCCCCGTCCTCCACGTGTCCGTCAAAGAATGTGGTGCCGCCTTGCTGTCGCTCCTCGCGCAGTTTCGGCAGTTCAATGTTGAAGAAATGAATGTCGGACAGCGCCCATGGTTTGCTGTCGGTTCTTCCAAGATAGTTGTTCCATGTGTTCGTGTAGGTTCCCTCGACCGCTTCGGCGAACACGGAGATGTTGCGCGCGGGGCCTCCGATGTTGGTGAGGACGAAGCGCGCCCCGCTTTCGTCGATGTCGATTCTGAACTTGGGCGGCATGGGTGGCTTGTGAGTTGCCGGCGTTGTTGTGGGGAACATGGCGTCTATCTGCTCGTTTGCTATCGGTTTGGTCTCTTCGTCGTCTGTGTGGCGGACTTTACGCACGACATACCGAATGCCGGCGAACAGGCTAGGGACGCCGACGATTGCCAGGATCACTCCGAGGCCATTCCACCAATCTGCGGACAGCCATTCAAGAATTTCGTTCATGCCCATCAATCTAACCGTGCCATTGGAGGTGTCTCATGCCGTATCTGAAGCCTGAATCATTGAAGGACACGTTTGACGTGTCCTTCAGGGTGCGTGATGGCGGTAATCCTTATCGTTTCCATGTCCGTGCGAACATCCGTGGGCAGTTGTTGGACGTGGATGGGTTGTCGATGGGTGAGTTGGTGACGGTCAATCGTGAGATTGCCAGGGCCATCAGGGAGGCGAAGCATGCGCGCCATCTGTAGGACCGTGCTGCGTGGCCTGTGCGTCGTGAATGGGAAGGAGCAGTGAAATGAGCGTCACAGTCAAACGTGTGGACAGGAAAAGCAGTCAGCGTTTTTACGAGCTGATCGTTGAGACGGCAGAAGTCACCGTGCGCGTTCCGTTCAACGGTTACGAGCTTGACGATCTTGAGAAACAGATCGACCGATGCTTCAACGAGGATTGACCGTGAAACGTTTCATCAAGACCGTCGTACTGCTGCTGGCAAGCCCGTTCGTGCTCCTCATGCTCGGGCTTGTCCTCGCCATTGTCCGGTTTGGTGATTTCCTCACCGACGACGACTGACGGCATCCGATAACTGAAGATGCCCATGACCCAGCCGAAGGTCGGTTGCTGGTGAGGCGTGATAAAGCACCCGGCCGCGCCTTGCCCAGCGCGTTACAAACACGCCCGGAATGCCGGGTGGTTACCACGGCCCCAGCGGGGAGCTATGCGGGTTTAACAGATCGCTTCATGGCGTCTTGTTCGGGCGCAACTGGGGACCATCGCCGGCATGCGTGCCGGGCTGTGCGGCGAGACCTTGCGCGCGGCTTCGGCCGCTGACCTATGCGACGGCGCGGCTCCGTTACGAAGCAACCTTGCATGGCGAACCCTAACCCGGAAGACACTTGAGCAATCTTGTGTTTTCCGGGCTGGGTTCCCCGCTCTAACGCCCCACCACCCGAAGGGCACATCATCCACAATTCTTATCCACTTATCCACAGTTCTTATCCACAATATGAAACGAGGTTCGAGACATGGGTTATTCGGTTGATTACAAGCCAACACGCCGACGTGCCAAGAGGACGGTGCCGAAGAACAAGGCCCAGCGCACGAAGGACATCAAGAACGCCATTCGATGGAATATCAGGCAATTGGAGCATGACACTGTTGGAGCGGACACCATTGCGCGTTCCCTTGCCATCAGTATGCTTCGACTGAACAAGATCGCGCCGACGGCCGACCCTAGCGGCGACCATGTGATGCAGCAGCTTATCAGCGACGGTATCTTGGGCAAGCCCGAGAGGCGCGGCAGTGTGCAGATGTTCGACCGTGCCGAGTTGTTGACATCGCTCAAGGCTTGGGTTGGTGTGCTGTGAACCCACGTGCGAAGCTCACGGCCAAGCAGGCGGCCCTATATCTGGGCGTGAGCGAAAGCCTGTTGCGCAAGTGGCGCGGCGAACATTACGGCCCGGTGTTCTACCGGCCCACGGACGCTCCCAACTGCCCAGTGCTATATGAGGTGTCGGACTTGGACATGTTCGTAGCGCAGCGCAAGAGCAAGGCGGCCCAGAGTGCCGCGTAGGCAAGTAGTCGCCCCATCAATCCGTTCGGCCGAAATAGCGGCGTGGGGCAACGACTGTTGGTTGGAGCTGCCCGGCTGCACGAAGGTGGGCACCGAAGACGACCACATAGTGCCCCATGCGCATGGCGGCAAGGACACCGTGCCGAACCTACGCCGCGCGTGCAAGCATTGCAACGCTTCGCGGCAAGACCGCGTGCTGTACGGCTATGGCTGCCGCTTGCACATGATCGTATGCCCGCCTGGCTCATGCGACCGAGAGGCCGTGGACTACATAGCCCAGCACGCGAAGCCAACCGACCCGGTTGTGTCGTGGGCTTCGCTGGCCGCCGCCATGCACGTGGACGAAGCGGACATGGAGCAGCGGCGGGCCGTGGCTATGGCATGGTCTGCCGCCTACCGCCAGTTCGCCAAGAGCCGCGCGCCGTTGGACGTGTGGCTGGTGCGCACCATACCAGCCAGCCGCAAGCACCCGCAGATGCTGGCCGAGTGGATAGCGCTGGACTACGACATACAGGTGCTAGACCCCGGCTACGCCGAGAGCATGGCGCGGGCACGTAACGACATGTACCGGCAGCTGGTGCGCCAGTGGTACGCCCTCCACCTGTCGCAAGAGACGATAGGCGCGAGGCAAGCGGCCCGCCGCCAGCGACTCGCGGCCCTTGGCTTGCGTTCCATGCCATCTTCGGTGCCTTCATCGCGCCCGGAATGGTGATTTTTTAAACTCGCGGCGCCGGGAAAGACCCCGCGCCCAGTTTTTTCTCCCCCCAACACGGGAGAAAAAACTGGGCGAAAACGTTGGAACATCAAGGAAAAGAAAGGATACGGATAAATGAGCCAAAACACGTTCGACATTTTCGACGATACCGCCGGCCGGCACGTCGGGCAACAGGAAAAGGCCACCCGTCGGCTGATCGAGAGCCTTACCGAGCGTTCGGGCGGCGACCTTGACCCGTTCGCCACCACGCTATGCGCCAGCCTGTTGTCCTTGGCCCAGAACATCGACACACAGCGCAACGCCGGCAAGGAGATCAGCCGCAACATGAACACGTACTTGGACAACGTGCAGCGCCTTCAGGACATGTACCCGCCGGAACCGAAGGTGGACGAAGACTTGGCCGCCTACTTGGCCGAGGCGAAGGCATGACCAGGGAACCGCCGCTTATGCGAGCCGGAACGCGCCGCGACCCATCGCGCCGCACAGACGGCAACGTGGTGGCGCGCACTGCCGAACTGTTGGGCAAACCGTTGTTGCCTTGGCAACGGTACGTTGCCGACGTGGCCGGCGAACTGGACGACGCCACAGGCACGTACCGGTATGACACCATCGTGCTTACCACGCCCCGCCAGTGCGGCAAAAGCACGTTGATAGACACCGAGGACACGCGCAACGCCCAGCTTGGACGCGATAGAAAGATCTATTACTTGGCCCAGACCGGCAAGGACGCCGAACAGCACTTCAAGGAATACGTGAAACAACTGAGGGACAGCCGGCTGGCACCGCTGGCCCTGAAGCCACGACTGAGCAACGGCGGCATGGAACAGCGGTTCACCAACGGCAGCTTCATACGCCCTTTGGCCGTCACGAAGGTGGCCGGCCACGGCGTGCAGATGGACAAATTCACCTTGGACGAGGCGTTTAGCCTGACCGAAGAGGCCGGCTATATGATCTTGGACGGCTTGGGGCCGACCATGAACACCCGCTTAAGGTTCACCGGCGTGCAACCACAGATGTGGATTACATCGACCGAAGGCACGGCCGCTTCGACGTTCTTCAACACTCTGTTGGACGGCTTGCGCGCCGGCGACGTACCCGAACGCACGGCGTGGTTCGACTTCGGCTTGCCCGACGACGAAGACCCCGAAGACCTCAAGGCCGTGGCACGCTGGCACCCGGCCGCCGGCCTGTTGTGGGACTTGCGCCAGTTGGCCGACTTCCGCCAGCAGTTCGGGGACAACAAGGCCGGTTGGGCGCGAGCCTTCGCCAACCGGCGCGACGTGGGCATAGCCGAGCGCATCATATCGGCCGACCTGTGGAACGCCACCACATGCTGGCCGATAGCGCCCGGCGACTTGGCCGGCCGCCCCGTGGTGTTCGGTGCCGCCGTGGACGTTGACGCCACCCACACGGCGATTAGCGCCGGAATATTGGAACACGACGGCACCGTTAACGTGCAGTTGCTCAAGGTGCTGGACGGCACCGGCGCGGCACCCAATGAGATAACCAGGCTGTGCGCCACCTACGACGCGCCCCTGTGCATGGACTCGCGCGGCCCGAACGGCGACTTGTGCGACCGGCTGAAGGCGTTGGCCGACATCAACGGCGACCCGGTTGTGCGTTTCGTGGACATGCAAGCCGGCGATTTTCTCAGCGTGGGCCAGTCGTTCATGAGCGGCCTTGAGAACGGCACCGTGCGGCACGCGGCAGACACCGAGCTGGACGCCAGCGCGGCGAACAGCGCGCGCGCATGGAGCGGCGACGCTTGGCGCATATCACGGCGCGGCAGCACCGGCAAGACATCGCCGCTCGAAAGCGCCATGCTTGCCGCGTGGGGCGTATCCCACCGGCCCGAACCCGAAGGGCCGTTGCAAATATTCTGACCATGTACGGCTATGGCGGACTGTGGCGGGCAATGGCGCACGCCACTCGCCACGGCCATGCGTGAGCGCGCATGATGTGTCGCATGAACGACTTCGGTTTTTTTCAGCGGCTACGCTTCGCCGGCAAGATCATCACGCGCGGCGTGGCCGCCGTGGACGACATGCCGGCCGAGATAATGCCGCCCAGCCGCACGGCCGCGTATGACCCGCTGCAACTGTCCACCGTGTTCCGTGGCGTCCAGGTGCTCCAGACCGCAATCGCCGGCTTGCCGTTGCACGAAATGCGCGGCGGCGTGAAACTCAACACGCTTACGTCCATCATCGACCGACCGGACGCCAACCGAAGCCGCCGCGACTTCATCAGCGACATCGTGGCGTCGCTGTGCTTGGACGGCAACGCGTTCGTTCGCAAACTGCGCTATGGCGGCGAAGTGGTGTCGTGCCAAGTCTTGCCGCCGTCTCTGGTGACCGTGCGCGACGACGGCCGCGACCCCGCCGCGCCGGTGCTTCGCTATTCATATCTTGGCCGCGAGTACACGCCCGACGATGTTACCCACCTGAAGTTCCTGAACGTTCCCGGCCGCTTGCGCGGCCTTGGCCCCATTTCGGCGGCGCGCGAGGAGGTGGAGGGCGCGAAGATGGCCCGCGACTACAAGGCCCGCTTCTACACCGATTCTTCCAACGTGAAGGGCTATCTGAAGAGCGACCAGAAGATCACGCCCGACAGCGCGAAACAGGCGAAGGACGATTGGGGCAAGGCCGGCAAGGCCGGCGACATCAAGGTGGTTGGCAGCAACCTTACCTATGTGCCGCTTGATATGAAGCCGGCGGACTTGCAGTTTTTGGAGACTCAGAAGTTCGACACCACCCAGATCGCACGCCTGTTGGGCATCCCGGCCAGCATCATGCTTGCCGCCGTGGACGGCAGCAACCTTACCTATTCCAACATCGAGCAAAGCTGGATTGAGTTTGCCGACTACACCCTTGCGGCATATACGGGAGAGCTTGAGGAACTGTTAAGCGGCCTGTTGCCGCGCGGCCGCGTTGTGCGCTTCGACTGGGATAGTTCGCGCCGCGCCGATATGGCCGACCGTTACAACGCCTACAAGACCGCCATCGGTTCCGGTTGGCTCACCGTGGACGACGTGCGCGAACGCGAGGGCTTGCCGCCGTTGACGCCCGAACAGGCGGCCCAGATTCAACCGATTGGAGGCAATGCAAATGAGCAATGAGCATGACGAAAGGCTTATGGAGGCGCGCACGCTCAACGTCACCGGCCTACGCTTGCGCGACACCGGCGACACCTGCGACGGCATGACCTTGGAGGGCGTGGCCGTGCCCTTCAATCAGCGATATGCGCTGTTCAGTGATTACGCCGAGGTGATAGACCCCGATTGCGACTTCGGCACACGAAAGACCGTGAAGGTGAGCCGCGAGCATGGCGACCTTATCGGCAAGCTGACCGACATGCGCAGCGAAGCGGACGGCTTGCACGTCGTGGCGAAGCTGGCCGACACCGAAAGCGGACGTGAGGCCGCCGAACTGGTGCGTGAAGGCGTCTACGACGGCTTCAGCATCGGCTTCAGACCGGTGGAAAACAGGGTTATCGACTCGGACGACGGCGTTACCGAGGTACACCGCCGCAAAGTGGACCTGTTCGAGGTTGCCGTTACCGGCATCCCCGCGTATCCGGCCGCCGAGATCACCGGTCAGCGTTCCCAGACCATCACAACCAACAATGAAAGTGAGGCACCCAGTATGGGCAACGACAACGAACAGCGCGACGTGAACGAACGCTTGGAGGCGTTCGGGGAGGAACTGCGCGGCATCAAGGCCACCGTGGCCGCCGGCATCCAGACCACCCCGCCGGCCGAGCTGGGCGGAGAGTTCCGCACCGCCGGCGACTATCTCAAGGCGCTGAGCGACGAACGCAATGCCGACCACGCGGCCGCCATCGACCTTATGCGCCAGACCCGCGACGCCATCGTTACCGGCGACACCGGCAACACCGTGGCATGGATTGCCAACGACTTGCGCCTGATCGAACAGCGCCGCAAGGTGACGAACATCCTCACCCGCGACACGCTGCCGGCCACCGGTATGAGCATGGAATACAACGTGGTGAGCGAGGACTCCACGTCCGTGGACAAGCAGACCGCCGAGGGCGCGGCCCTGACCTTCGGCAAGGTTAAGTTCGGCACCAAGACCGCCGACATCAACACTTATGGCGGCTACACCACGCTTTCGCGCCAGACCATCGAGCGCAGCACCACCCCCATGCTTAACACGGCGCTGAAGGCCCTGAACAACGCCTATGCGAAGTCCACCGAAAACGCCGTGCGCACCTACCTGTACGACCTCATCAAGTCCCAGCGCGACGCGGCCGACAACCCGAACAACATCACGGCTCCGGCCGCTTTGAACGACATGACGACAGACCAGTGGGCCGGCCTTATCCTTGACGCCGCCGAGGTGATGGACGATAGGAACGCGGCCATGACCCGTCTGGGCGTTTCCAAGGACGTGGCGCTGGCCCTTATCAAGCTCAAGGACTCGGGCAACCGGTTCATGGACATTTCCGGCAAGGGGTCGGATACCATCGGCGCTTTCGACGTCACCGGCGTGGTGGGCGACCTCATGCGCGTGCCGGTGTACTTGCTGCCGAAGGCCCCGACCGGCACCGCCGCGTTCATCGACCCGACCGCCGTCACCGTGTGGGAGAGCGGCGGCCCCACCCAGCTTTCCAACACCGACCCCGTGAACATCGTGGACAACTATTCGGTGTACGGGTACATGGCCGTGGCCGCGACCTTCACCGACGGCTTGTTGCCTATCAAGTTCACTGCCGCCGGGATGTGACCATGAACGACGAACAGTTGCTGGCCCAGCTGCGCAACGAAGTGAGCGTGCCAAGCGGTGACGATGAACGCTTGGCCGCGAAGCTGGCCGCCGCCAAGGCGTATGTGGCAAGCGCCGTGGGCACGGCGTCCATCAAGGACGAAGTGCTGGCCGATTGCATCGTGAGTTGTGCTGCGGACCTGTACAACAGCCGCGACGCCCGGCTGGGCGTCATGAGCGTGGGCGACGGCACGCTGGAACCGTTCAGGGTCAGCAGCGACCCGTTGCGCTCGGTGTGGCCGAAACTCAACGCGGCCGGCATCCTGACCGGGAGCGTGGTGATCGCATGAGCAGCCAAGTAACACGAGAGCGCGAAGCCCTTATGGACATGCTGACGGACGCCATGGGCGACCTCGCTTGCGTCGTCACCATCGACGCGCAGGACGCCCGCCCGTTGCCAGGCAGAATAGCGGTGCTGATAGACCCGCCGGAACTCACGTTCGAGGGCTGGCATATGCAGACCATCACTTGGACAGTGAACCTCATAGCCGGCACCATGGCCACGCAGGCGGCCGCCTTGGACCTGTTGACCGACGGCGTGCAACGCTTGCACGACCGTCAGGTGAACTTGCGGGACGCGAAACCAAGCACGTTCAACCTGACCGGAGTGGGCAGCCTGGCCGCCTACACCATAACCCTCAACCCGTTGGATTAGAAAGGACACAATCATGACTGGAAAGATCCGCACGCTCGGACCAGGCATCTTCAAAATCACCGACACCGCAAATGGCAGGGACTTCAGCGCCGACCTGATCAAGGCGCAGCTGAATCCGTCGAACAGCAGCGACGACCCGACCACCTACCTCGACGGGTCCGAAGAGACCAACACGACCACCACATGGACTTTCGAGGGCACCGTGGGCGACGACTTCAGCGAGGACGGTCTGGCCGTCTGGCTCTTCGACCACAAGAGCGAGACGCTGCCGGCCCAGTTCGTCCCGAACAAGACCGGCAAGATCCAGTGGACCTTCAACGTCACCATCGCGCCAATCGCCATCGGCGGCGACGTCAAATCGAAGAACACGAACGATCTGAGCTTCGCCGTCACGAACGTCGCCCACACGGCCTACTCGGGTAAGTGATGGCTGACAAGGCATTGATGGTCGTCGGCCAGAAACGCTTCGTGCAGACGATGCGCAAGGCCGGCGCGGACGTGGACGACCTGAAGGAAGTGAACCGCGAGGCCGCGCAGATCGCACTGCCCGCCGTCCGCAACCTCGCCCCGCGAGGCAAGACCGGCCGGCTGGCCGGCAGCCTGCGTGTCGGAGCGACGAAACGCGCCGGCGTCATCCGCGCCGGCCGCAAGGCCGTGCCCTACGCAGGACCAATCAACTACGGGTGGCCCGCCCGCCACATCAAGCCACGTCTCTTCGTCAACAACGGCGTCGCCTCCACCGAGAGCCAATGGCAAAAGGTCTACAAGGACTTCATCGACAAGACACTGAAGCAAGTGAAAGGAAAATAATGGCAACCACGAGAATCACCTACACGGACGGTACCAGCGAGACCGTGCCGATCACGATGCGCGCGACATGCAAGGCCGAGGCGCACGCCATCGACGTGGGCTGGGGGCCAATCACCCAGTCACCCGTCCGTTCCGGCGCATACGCGGCCTACGCGGCCCTGCGCATGGCCGGCCGCAATCTGCCAGACTTCGAGCATTGGCTGGACACCGTGGCCTCATTCGACCTCGCTGCCGCGAAGGAGGAACCGGAAGAGGGAAACCCTACGGAGGACTAGCCGCGTGGCCCCAAGACTCGCTCGGCCGTCTCTCGTTCCTCCTAGCAAGCCGTTTCGGCGGCACGCCATGGCAATGGCGGAACGAGGCCGACGAATTGGATTGGGGCACCGGACTGGCCGAACTGCTCAAGGAAGCGGAAGAAACACAGAAGGAGTGAACCATGGCGCACAGCGCGATCATGAGCGTGCGCATCACCGGCAACGCCGATGATGCCGTCAAGGCGTTCGAGAAGACCACCACGAAGGCGGCCGCTTTCGGCAGCGCCATCGGCGGATTGGCCGTCAAGGGCGTGACCGCGCTGTGGGACACCATCAAGGGCTTCGCCGGCGACGTGGTGAACATGTCGGACAGCACCGACAAGTTCATGAACACCATGAGCTTCGCCGGCATCGACACCGCCAACGTCGAAAAGGCAAGCAAGGCGGCGCGCGACTACGCGGACCGCACAGTGTATGACCTGTCCACCATCCAGAACACCACGGCGCAGCTCGCCGCGAACGGCATCAAGGACTACACCGGCCTTACAGAGGCCGCCGGCAACCTGAACGCCGTGGCCGGCGGCAACGCAGACACCTTCGGCTCCGTGGCCATGGTGCTCACCCAGACGGCCGGAGCGGGCAAGCTTACGACGGAGAACTGGAACCAGTTGGCCGACGCCATCCCTGGCGCATCCGGCAAACTCCAGGAAGCGATGCTCAAGAACGGGGCCTTCACCGGCAATTTCAGGGATGCCATGGCCAAGGGCGAAATCACCGCCGACGAATTTAACCAGGCATTGATGGACCTCGGCATGACCGACGTGGCGAAACAGGCCGCGACATCGACCAGCACCATCGAAGGAGCCATGGGCAACCTCGAAGCAGCCGTCACCGGCGGCCTGACCGACGCGTTCAACCTGTTCAAACCGGCCGTCACCGGCGGCATCAACGCGGCCGCGACGGCAGTCACAAACCTCGCGCAGAACGGCACGCAGGGATTGCAGACGTTCTTCGCACAGGTCAAGGACACCGGGGCGTTCAACGCATTGCAGACGGCCGCGCAGTCGGCCGGCGGCGGCCTGCAATCACTGTGGACCGGCATCATGGCCGTCGTGAACGCGATGACCGGAGGACAGCCGGCCGGAACCTCATTCGGCAATGTGCTCAACGCCGTCGCCACGGCCGCGCAGACGGTCGGCGGCTGGCTGAAGACCGCCGGCGACTGGATCAGTCGAAACACGGATCTAGTGACGCCACTCGTGGCCGCCGTCGGCGGAGCCGTGGCAGCCGTCACCGCCGTCACCACCGCCATGCGGATTGCCGCCGTCGCTCAGGCACTGCTCAACGCCGTCATGGGCGCGAACCCCATCATGGTCGTCATCACCCTCATCGCAGCGCTCGTGGCCGGACTCACCTACTTCTTCACCTGCACCAACACCGGCAAGGCCATCTGGTCGAGCTTCACCAATTTCATCGCCGGATGCGTCTCGGGCATCCTCGGATGGTTCAGCGGCCTCGGCAGCTCCATCGGCGGGGCCTTCAACAACGCCGCGAACAGCGCGAAAAACACTTGGAACGCCGTTGTCTCATGGTTCCGTGGCATCCCGGGCACAATCGGCGGCTTCTTCTCCGGAGCCGGCACACTGCTCTACAACGCCGGCGCAAGCATCATCAGCGGATTCCTCAACGGCCTCAAATCGATGTGGAGCAACGTGACCGGCTGGATCAGCGGCATCGGCGACTGGATCAAGGCCCACA